GCAAGATAGGAATCTACGCTGATAGTGTCACAATCAAAAGTATCAACTGGAGCAAACATTATCATGAATGGTTGCTGTGGTATGTAGAAAGAGTTTCTGGAATTGGTCAACTATTCACTGTATTTGATTCTTCATTCTTCTCTATGTCAGGGAGGTATACATAATGGCGTTCATAGGCTACACAGATACAGACTCCTTAAAGGCTCATGTGATGTCCGACAGACAATGGTGGACTAAAGGAACTTACAATGACTGTATACTAGGAAACAACGCGAATATTGATAGACCATGGGTAGGTAGTGTACTTCCAAACTGCACAGGATACGCCTATGGCAGATTTTCTGAGATATTACAGAAGAATGCAAAGCTTCCTATCAGTGATGCAGGTACTTGGTACAACAATGTTAAAGGCTATGAAAAGGGCAGTGTACCTAAGATTGGCGCAGTAGCTGTTTGGACAAAACCTGGAGCCGCAGGTCATGTTGCTATTGTAGAAAAGATAAATGTAGACGGGACTATTGTGCTTTCAGAGAGTGGATGGTCTGCGTCTAAGATATGCTGGACTTCTGTGCAGCAACCACCTAACTATTACAAAGCCCCATACCAGCTACAAGGGTTCATCTACAACCCTCATGTAAATCTCAACAACAAGGTCTATGACTTCTTACAAGAGGCTTCAAAGCACATTGGAGAAGACGGAACATGGACTTGGAGAACAACTGGAATGATTACAGGAGCCTCTTGGGCAGCAGCTTTCATTCTTGCAGTAGGCAGAACTGTAGGAGACGTAATTGACAATGTCATATACAATTCGTCCGGTGCTGGAGAAATGGCTAGAGGCGGTGTAGCTAATAAATTAGGGAGCTGGATAAAAGGACCGCATCACGGTGCATCTCATGTAGTTACTCCTAATCCTGGAGATTTAATACTTTACAGATGGAAACCTGCAATGAGCTACACACAAGTTGATGACTATGTTTCTGATCACATAGGAATTGTTTATCAAGTACAAAATCAGATCGTGTACACTATAGAAGGCAACAATGGCGGTATCTGCAAACTTGCATCTCACAGTATTTCCGACACAACTATCAACGGATACTACAGACCTTATTGGGAGAAGATTGGCGGATCTGCTAGCGGGTATGGATCCGATGGATTAGAGATGCAGGTGAGTTTAGCATACAGAACTTTTACATCTGACGACATGACCTTGAGAGAAGTGGGCTACTTGACAACTAACGCACAACCTTCTATACATTCAACAGGAATTCGACTTGCAGTAATAAACTATACAGATGCATTAGCGTCTCTCATCAATGCTTACGGTCAGACCATTGCAGGTGGGAACATAGTAGTAGATGGTGGAGCTGAAGCAGTTAACATCAATCTACTCACCAATAACAACGCTAAAATCATTGGTCAGTTCTTACTCGGTAAGGGTCTGAATATATCACAAGTAGTTGGATTTCTTGCTAACATACAAGCTGAGTCAGGTTACAGTCCATCTGCAGTAAATTCAAGTTCCGGAGCTAGCGGAATTTGTCAATGGCTTGGAAGTAGAAAAACTGCAATGATAAAAGCTTGTGGGGTTGATTGGAGACTGAACCTTTCAGGACAGCTCGATTTTATCTGGACAGAGCTGAATAGTTCTGAGAAGAACACGTGGAATCTTCTGCAATCAAAAATAACGTCTATCAGCCAATCTGCTGCTGAAGACGCTACAGAGATTGTAACACGATATTATGAAAGACCAGGTAGCTATGATAGAACTGTACCACCACGCAGAGCAATCGCTGGTGACATCTGGAAACAGATACTTGTCGTCAACTAGAGGTAGATATGATAGTATTAGGATATGTGAAAGATTATCAGTACACGAGCGATGGTACTCTAACATTACAAGTAAGAATTCCTGCAATACACGGACCTTACAAGATGTCAGAGTACAAAGGAAAAACAGTTCACAACTATGTAAGAGACAACGACCTTCCGTTTTACCCATCACTTTTGCTTCCACATCTTCCTGTAGAGGGCGAAGTAGTAGCTCTTTCATCTATGAATGAAGACACAACTCACTTCATTGTGATAGGTTTAACTGGAGGTTCTTACGCTAATGGTCTTGTAAATTTGTAGGAGGTGTAACATGGCTAAAACAACATCATGGGCTTTCCCTAACATGATTGACCCATCTAGAAACAAAGTTCAAATAGTGGAAGATGATGCTTCTGTAGTTAACAGAGTTCGTCTTCTCATGTTATCCGATCCTACAGAGCTTTACAATGAGCCACAATTTGGATTAGGCCTGAAGAGATACCTTTGGCAATATAATAACGCAAATACTCTTGCAATCATTCAGAGCAAGATAATTGAGCAGTTAACACTCTTTGAACCGAGTGTAGACGCTGAATCTACTTCGTTCGCAGATGGATTGCTGTTCACTGGAGAAGAGAATCTTCCATCTTCTCAAGAATACAATCAGCTTAAGATGACTGTAGGTCTTCATACAATATATGGTGATGAATTGAATGTGAATCTGAACACAGATGTTCAAGAATGATCGGAGGTAGTTATTCATGGATTATGAAAAAGGTGTAGTTAGCTATACTTCAAGAGATTATGAATCCATAATGAAAGATTTCTGGGAGTTGGTTCCTACATTGACAGAGTTATGGAAGCCTGAAGCTGACGCAGATCCCGGAGTAGTTTTAGGAAAGTTTCTAGCATCTGTTGCAGATATGTTAGGTGTGAACGTAGACATACTTGTAGGTGAACTACTTGCGCCGTCTGTGTCCCAGAGAAAGAATGCAGAGAAGCTATTCGGATTGATTGGCTATGAACTCGGTTGGTATCGAGCAGCAAGGACAGAGGTTACGTTCACCAACAACACAAGTGTCAACATGACGCTTGATTTCGGTTTCAATGGAACCAATTTCGCTACACTTAATGCTTACACAGATATCACCAATCAATCTAGAGTGTTGACTTACAACATTTTACCGCTTACAAATTCGTATGGTGCAACAGAGTCGAGAAGCAGACGTGTAACTACAACAGAAAATCTGAATGTGTTTGCTACATCAGATGAAGTTACATTGCTTCCTGGAGCTAGTGTAACAAGAGTTGCAATAGAGGGTGAACTTCGAAGCTACAGTGTTTCTGTAGATCAGGTGAAGAAGAATAACTACATAATAAATGTACCGTCACAACACATTGATACTACAGCCATCTGGATAAAAGCGAAAGCTTCTCAGGGAGCTGAAGATTTCTTAGCTACACAATGGATCCAATGTAACAGCCCTGCAGAGTTTGTAACTCCGGAACCTAGATTCGCAGTAACATATGATTACTACTCTAATGCACAGATTCAAGTAAGCAACTATCTCAATCAGCTCGAGAACTACGAAAACAATTACTTGACCGTTTACTGGATAGACTGTTCCGGTATCATTGGGTGTGTAGGAACTAACGTACTTCGCAACTATCTCCAGGCGAAAGTAACTAGCGGTGTAGTTGTTTCTGATGAAAGCGGAGATCTGAGTATATCCAACTTATCCAATACGGTGGAGTTACCTCATACTAACACTGTTACCGGTAAGAGCCCTGAAACTGCAAAAGAAGCTTACATCAACAGCCGAAATTATATCAACACTTTCGACAGCTTAGTTACCCTTCCGGACTTCAACAGGTTCCTGAACAGAGAGCCTGGAGTAGATTGTGGATTGGTTATTGACTGCCAAAAAGCTCTTGACATTAACTTAGCTATTTACGATGATGAAAACCTCTCAGATGCACAGAAGTCTAAGATGTACATAAGCAACTACGACTTCCCTGCAGGTAATGAGTCGCTTGATTGGTCTGCGCTTATCAACAGCAACTTGAGTTCAAGAACGCTTCTCCACCTTGTAAGTGCCGGAGAAACCTTAGAGGAAATCTCTTTAAGATACAATGTTACAGAAGCAACCATTCTCAACTACAACAATCTGACATCTGCCGATGACATAGAGGTAGGAATGAGATTGAAGATTCCTGGAGGTTTCTCTGTAGCAAAAGCAAAAGGTCTTGTAACTAACTTCAAGACATACACAGCGATGTGCTTCGCAATACACAATGACTTCAAGAACAGTGTATGGGGATCCGGTAAGGTATCGACAGCACAAATACAGAACAAGACCATATTCACACGATACAAGCCGCCTATGCAGTTCATTGATAATGTAATTAGAGATTACAGGCCGCTTCAAGCGATGACGGTTGAACTCGAATTCGGCTATCTTCGAGTATTTCCGTTCTATGTAGTAGGTCAGATATATCCGAAGAAACCTGTTAGCAAAGATGTTGCGAACAACATAATCGCAAGAGTCAAAGAAGCATTGGCTCTATACTTCGCTCCTGCAAATCGTCAGATAGGTCAGAAACCTACTGTCATGGAAGTTGTAAATGTTGTACGCAACGCAGATAGTAGAATTGATTACTTCGACGCAGGCAGTTTGAAGAATGATGTTATCGTCTGGTTTGATTGTGACATCAGTTATTACAATCCAATCAGCTTCGCTAGATTTTCAGACCCTGGCGTAACATCTACTAACATAAGGATTGCTCCTGAATACATTGTGAAGAATCAGTAAGGAGGATTGAATGAGAATCTCAGATATTTCACTTCCTGAAATTTACAAAGAGTCGATGGACTTCCGGTTCTTCTGCAGATGGATTGAACTCGCTCTGTCAAAGATACAAGCAGATACGGAAAACGTTCCAGACATCTATGATCCGCTGAGATGCCCTGCAGACATCTTATGGATGTTGTGTGACACAATCGGCTACAGATATGATGACAGATTACCTACAGCTTTCAACCGCCTTGTAGCTCTCTACTTCATGTCAATGATTCGTCATAAAGGAAGCAGAGATGGAGTTACACTTGCTGCAGAGGTCAATCTTGCACAGTTCAATCTTTTAGATTACGGAAAAGAAAAGGATATCTTGTATAATCGTCTAGAAGATACGTCCATTCCTGTAAATGCAGTTCACGTAACTCCTCATGTAGAGGAAGGCTACATTGATGTAGTTTATTTGAGTGAAGAACTTCCGGTAGATGCTTGTATAGAATATGTTAGACCGCTTGGAATGTATCTTTTCCAATATGCAGGAGTACAAGTAAATGCAGAGAATAAGATACTTATTGATGCCCGTCTTACTAACTACGAAGATAACAACATATCCATAGGAGCTACACATGTAGGGCATTATCGTAGAGAGGATTACGCTAGGTTGCAGAGAACTCCGGTGGAGGATGATCCTAGAAATCCTGTTTATTACAGAAACAGTGACGCAGAAGGTACTACTGATCCAAATGTAAATCCTGGATACAGAGCTCTCTTCTCTATGCAGATATCTAACAATGAACACATTGTAAGATCACTCTTACCTGACAAGATATTTGGATTAGGTTACACTCCTACAGATGTTGAGACGTATGATGGACCTTCTATCTTGCC